TGAACTCTGCCCGCCGGCGTAATTGCAAGCCTCCTTGTAGCCCATCCCCACGCGCCGGTCGTGAGCGTCGGGTCTTCGTCGATCCTACTTATGATGTCGTCGATGTCTATAAGCTGGCTAGCGGCCGCGCTGCCGACGCCCTCGTCGCGCTTTCCTTCCAGCATCTGATCTTTTAACGCCTTAATCTTCAGCGCCAGACCGGGCGCCATGCTCGGGTACATCACGGCCATGTCAGACCACCGCGCGATTTGCGATTGGGGGTCTCCGCCAGCGCCCCCAGCGCCCAACATGCCCTGAAGCGCCGCCTGCTGTGCCTGCGCCGCCTTCGCCTTGCGGCCCATGTCCATCTGATCGTTAATCGCCTTGAGGGTAGACGCGAACGCGTCACTAGGCTTGCCTTGTAGCCCCATTCCGGCGTCGCGCATTGCGCCGAATGCCAGCATCATACGCTGCTGGCGGTTTAGGTTTGCAAACTGGTCCGGCTGATCGCCGCCCTTGGGCCCGAAGACCTTATCCATAATGTTAAAACCGCCGCCGGTGTCGGCGCTGGCGACTTGCTGCTGCGTGACCGGAGCCGCCGGTGGCATTGCCGCCGCGACCTGCGGGGCTGCCATTTGCGGGGCTGTCGCTACTGGGTCTGGCAGCGCGCCGGGGTCGACGTCTTCTTGGACGCCCAGAAACGTTTTTTCCGCGTCAGTGGCTGGCGCGCCGGGGACTGCGTCTATGACATTCTTTCCCGCCGCGATCATTTGCGCAATGTCTTGTTCTGTTAGTGCATATGCCATGTCAGTCAGCCCCTACTTGTAGCCTAAACTTTTGCGTTTTGCGTCCATAAATGGGCGGATGATTGCCTTGAGAAGCGGCATCCGCTTGACCACCGCAGCGGCACGTTCGCCATACTCTATGTATGCGTTGCGGAACCAGCCCGGAGACTTGGTCAGCAGCCACTCGCGGAACTCTGTCCACTTCGGATCGTGCACGCCGTAGACCTCGCGGGCGACCCAGCATGCGCCCATCGCTCCAAGTCCCTGCCCAAGGCTGCCCAGTGCGGTCAGGGTGCCCCCCATACCAGCGTCGCTGGTGTTGGTGGTCGTTCCCGCGTAGCTCGGCAACACGGCAGCGCCGCCAGTCAACGCGGTAAGCTGCGTCAGCGGGTACTGCATCTGAAGCATATAATTCTCGTATTCGGCATCAAGCTCCGCTTGTGTCAGAGCCCGCCCAGTCTCTCCGGCAGTAAGTTGCGACCCGAGCCCAGCCATCTCCGACTGTAGAGCAGTTCCAGCGTTTCCGGCCATAGCGCCGGCAGCCTGCAATCGAAGCGCGTCGTCTGCGGCTGCTCGCCCAGTTCCGTATTGTAGGCCCTGCTGATTGAGCCCCGCGATCGTCTGGCCCATCCTCGCTTCGTACTCGCCGGCACGCTCGCCTTGGAAGACGTCGCGGCGGCTGTTGCCGAATGCGTTGGCGCCGGTGATCTGGCCCTGCTCGCCGACGATGTCTTTCCCGCGCTGCCGCTCCATAGCGGCCATAGTCGGGTCGATGACGGCGCCCGTGAATTGGTTTTGGTACTGCGCAATCTGCGCCGCCTGATCTTCTGGCGTGCGATTTGCAAGCCCGGAATACACGTCGCCAGCGGCTGCGTATGCGTCGGCGCCTGTGTCCAAGTTTGCGTAGCCGGCCAGCGCAGTGTTTTGCAGATCACTCGGGCCTGCTACGCGGTCGCCGGAAAACTCCGCAAACGGTGTCTCGGAAATTCCCTTCGCAAAAGGAATTATCGTGTTTTGCAAAAAATCAGCCTGCGGCGACCACGGCGAGCTTTCTTGTACATTTGTCGTTGTGCTGCTCATTCTATATCTCCATCTCAAAGTGGACGTGTGTTTTCTTGAAGAAACCGCACTTTCCAATGTATTTTTCGAAGCCCAACCGACCGTCCGCCTCGATGCCGCTTAGGTCTGCCGACCGGGCTAATTCCACAAGCGTGTGCAGAGCTTCCTGCATCCAGACGCTAATTTTACTGCCACCGAGATGCTCGATATATAGAGTGTCGCGCATTGGGTAGCGCATGACAGAAGTAATGATCGCAGCCACAGGCTCGCCCGCGACGCGAACGATCCACAGCACGGATCTTTTTTCTCTAATTCTCGCCAAAACGCGTTCCACAGGAACATTTCTGCTGTCTCTCTCTATACTGGGGCTAAGGAACGGCAAGCCGACCTCGATCCCGTAGTCTATATTCTCCCCGATGACCGGCAATATATCCACCGCCGCATCTTCGTGTAACTTTACCACGTTACTGAAATTTAGTGAAGCCTCACCCATGAACACGCGTAACCCCTATTGTTGAAGCCGGAGCGGCCGGCGCAAAGGCGTTGGCCGCTGCAGCTTGCAAAGATCCAGAAGTGCTGTCGACGGCCCACATGGCCTCGAGATAGTTGCCGGCAGCGACAGTAAATATCGACGAGCGCGAGACCACCAGCGTGGCGTCATTTTGGTGAAGCGCTGTCCTCATAGTCGACCCGGCCACGTCGACGCCATTGATGCGAGGCCAAAACCAAAAGTTTACCGTTGAGCTCGAAGACGACGAGATCTCAGCGGAAAAATTGACCATATATTCTCCCGGCTCGTTAAACACGATCCGAGACGTCGGGGTGCCATTCACGATGCCGGAAGACGCGCTGGCGGTGTACGTTAAAGAATATGCGGTGCTAGGGCTGGCCGCCGTCTGGGCTGTCGCGACGCTGCCGTAGTAGTGGCCGCCCTCCAAAACAATCTGGCGCCATTCGCCACCTTTTGACACCACTGGATATTCGCTTGTCTGGTCCCACAGGAGTGTGCCGTTCTCGATCGCCGCCGCGCCTGACGGCTTAAACACGAGCTGCACTATAGCTTTTCGCGTCCATGTGGAGAAGCTGCGCGCCCATTCAAAGATGTCCGGTCCAATAGTGGGCGGGCTCGGAGCTGTCATCTGCGACCACCGGGAATTGCGTCGACCCGCATCACTCCTACTCGCCAGTCAGCGGGCCTTGCCGCCTCGACCCGCATCCGAGCCTGACGCCCCGAGAAGCGCACCGAGGTGGGGTTGGCCATGTTGTATGGCCCGTTAACCGTCTCAGGCCCGTTCGGATACAGGCGCGTCTTAAATGTCGCCGTGACGTCTCCCTGAGTAAGCTCGTCAGGTATTAGTTTGGTTACTCGGACCACATTATCTCCTGATCCTATAGAGAATGGCCCAGTTTCTGCGAACGGAGATCCGCCCTCGTGATCCAAGCCAAACTCGTGGCTGTAAATTTTGCCGGCAGTGTCCGACATTAGCGGGTGACTAAACACCCCACGGTCTGCTCCACAAGTGCGAGATATCTGTCCGGCTGACCAATACCCTTGCTTATAGTCGTAAGTAGCATATCTGTCTATCTCGGCTGAGCCCGAGCTACAGTAGAACCACCACACTTCTGAAAACTCACCGACTGACATGCTCCAGCATTTTGATATTTGCGGCCTGTTTATGTCTCCGAAAACGTAGTCCTTTATTTCGCAATCTAGCTCCTGCACAGCGCTTCCGTTATAAACAAAAAATGAGTTTTGACCCATCCAAAATGTTCCGGCGTCGGTCGTTGTGACGGCTTTTCGAGAAGCCAGCCCGCAGGCGTCTCCGACCTTTTCCGTCGAGTAAATGAATGGCGCGCCGACGTAAGTCATCCGGTGCATGTCAATGTCTGTGAATATTAATGTCACGCCGCGCCCTCTTTGCGCAGTCATAATTTTACCAGATGTCTGCAATGCTTGGGATCCAGCCTGATTAGTGCTGGACGGCGTCCACACTGTCGTATTCTCCTGATCGCTCCACTGTATCAATCGGGGGTCGCCGCCCGCCGCTAAGCAAAACAAAAAACGCTCTTCCGTTACAATTAAACCTGAATTGCCCGTCGGGGCATTGGATATAACCTGCGCCATTGGCAATGCCTGTATAGATACGTTGTCGACGTAATAGTCATTGCCGCCGCTTTGATTGGACTTGAACCTTATCGAGCAGTTTGCGTTAGTATCAGTCGCCGTAAACGTAAATTCTTGCTGCACTAAGGTGTCTGGGAAGTTATTAAAAACGTCAATATCAAGAAACTTTTCTTCCCCAGCGGCGCCGAAGCTATGCCCCACATCGACGGACATAGTTTGCCCCGTGGCCATCATGCGTACCGCAAATTTGACGCGATACCTCTGTCCTCCGACAAGGGACAGCCCATTTTGCTCTAAGTGAGTGTGGCTCGACACGTTGCTTGGGACATACGCCACATAAGTTGGGGAGCCGCTGGTGTTTATTACCCATCCGGTTCCCAAGGTCCAGTCGCTATTAGTGCTAAAATCTCCATTGGTTATGATCTCTGCGCCGTCGGAGACGCTCCCGTCCCATATGAAAGTTCTGCCGTCGTGCGAGCTACACGCGACTAGGTAGTTTCCAAAATTGTCCAGAGACCAAGTCGTCGCCTCTTCATAAGTAGCGTTATCACTGCGCTCGGTGCCGTAGAAGCCTGCCCCATACAGCCCGTAACCATACCCGGTTTCTATTGTTGCGCTCTGATAGCCTGTCGCTAAGTCTCCGGGTGTCACGTCATAAGACGTGCCGGCTGGGTTTACTGCCGTTATAGAATTGTGAGTGCCTAAAGCTGCCCACCTTGACCCATTACTTTCCAGCCAAGTGTGCATGCCTCTGGCGGGTGAAGCCGTAACCCCGGTCGCCATTTCTTCCCATCCGCCTATAGGTCGGAGCGACGTGCCAAGCCAGCGCACGAGGTTGCTGTCGCGCCACCGTCCAGACGCTTCGTATTCTGTGCCATTTCGGTACAGGCCGGCGGGTATTTTGAGCGAGATTAATGCCATGTTAAACCGTATGTGTCCCAGATGAAGTAAAGTCGTAATTAGTTCCGCCAATGGTCAATCGGACAAACGCGCTCGCGCCCGCACCGCCTGCCTTAGACGCGTTATTCTGGTATCCAGCGCCGCCAGCGCCGCCAGCGCCGACCGTGACTGTGATTACAGTGCCGGGGTCTATAGACGCAAGCGTGCCTGTGTTGTATTGGCCCGCCGCCGCAGAGCCGAAACCTCCGCCTTGAGCTGGCCCGCCGGCCCCGCCGGCACCGCCGCCTCCTCCGCCTCCAAGCTCAACGTCATTGGATGGCGGATTACTGTTTCCTGTGCCTCCGCTGCCGCCGTATCCTCTACTGCCTCCGAGGTTTATGCCCGCGCCTCCTGCGCTGCCGGCAGAGGTGCCCGCCGTGTCAGATAGGCGCCCGCCGCCAGCGCCACCTGCGCCGCCGTAGGCACTCACAGTTGAAAACGCTGAACTCGAAATGCTGGCGGATCCGCCGGCGCTTCCGCTGCCGCCACCCGCGCCACCGCCGCCACCGCCACCGCCGACGACGTGGTAAACGATGTCAGAAACATTGGATGTGCTATAGAAATCAGAAAACTTTATTTCGCCGCTGGTCGGCACGTCTGTCACCGCAGACGGCACGTTGTCGCCGCCACGGTAATACTCTGACAGGCTTGTAGGCGAAGCCCCGCCAAATTCTGTCTGGACTTCAGATAGCGCTATTACTCCAGACGATTGCAGCGCCATTAGGCACCCCCAAACGCGGTGATATCGTCCTCGACTGTTAAGGCGCCGGCACTTGTTAATTTAAGTCGGTCTGTGCCGTCGTAGGCAAACTTTAAGTCGGTGCCAGACTGCGTAATTGTCCAGTTTCCAAGATCGATCGTGGTTGCCTCTACAGTTGTCGCTGTTATTCCGGCCGCCGTTGTTGTCCCGGTTAGAGTTGGGCTGGC